TTCATTGATACCTCACTATAGCATCTCACTTTGATTAAAACGTACATTCCTATTTTCCTCGTTTTTCAGAGAAAATGCAAGAAGAGACTCATGGAAACCATATAGAAATAACCGGTTCCTCCCTGGTGTGGAAGGAAAACCGGCTGACTTTAGAGCTCTAGCTCACCCATACGCAGAAGCTCGACTACGGCCTGTGAACGACCTTTGACTCCTAGCTTTTGCATGGCATTTGTTATGCATATCTTTTACAAACGAGTATAACTTACAGGATCATTTAAATCTATAATGAAAATTCATTTTCCCGTTTGGATGGATAACAATATGATCAATGAGCTTATCAAACACATGCTTTAAATCTTTCTCTTTGTCTTCAAGCTCTCGAAGAACCGCTTGCATTTCCATCATTGAACTTTTCTCATCACGGACCTGCTGTAAGGAAAATAAACTCTGTTCAAGTTTAATTATATTAGATTGAATTTCATTGCGCTTTGTTTGGAACTCGGCTTTTGAAATAATCTGATCTTCTAAATAAAGTTCCAGCAATCTTTTATTCTGTGTTTCTAAGGATTTCAACTCTACTTTAACAGACTTCATTTGTTTTTCTTTTTGTTCAAGTGCATTTTTTCTGTAATCATGTGATATATCCTTGGAGAATTCGATTAGATTTTCAATGACTAAATCCCTGACCTCTTCATAAGTAATTGGAACATGGTTAACACAGCCTTCTTGACCAGCTCTTCTGTAATTACTGCATTTAACGTATTTCCAATACGTTTTTTCTCCATTTTGTTTGGCTCTGCTTGTTTGAATAATGACCATATTAGAACCACATTTACCGCAAATGAGTAATTGTCTCAACTCATTCCACGGTGTGAATTTAGTCTTTTTATTGACAGTCGGTTTATTATTTGCTTTTTCCCAATCCTCTCTTGAGACAATTGGCGGGCAAAAGTCTTCGTAAATGGTCCATTTTTCGGGTGGATTCCGAATGAATTTTTTTCGACCATCAACTTTTATCGTAGTATGCCTATTAGCTATATGCACACCACAATATATAGGGTTTCTCAAGATGGTTTGAACTGTTGTGAGCTGCCAATTACTACGTTTTTTCGGAGGTGGTATTTCACCTAGCTTACATTTTTCTTGCAATGCATATGTAACTCTTTTTTGCCCTAGTCCCTCGTTATTATAAAGGTGAAAAATTAATCTTATAACTTGTGCTTCATTTTCGTTAATTACAAGATGTTTTCCCTCTTTTATGTAACCGTAGGGCACTCGACCAGAATGTTCACCACGCCTTGCTTTTGCTGCAAGTACACCACTTATATTGACTGACATAGACTTAGGTAGCTGCTCGGCAAAAAGAGCTGACATTTCAAATTTCATTGACGCCTTACTCTCGTAAAGAGAGTCATAGTCTTCTTCGAGTGTGACGACCCGAACCCCGTTAGACACTAAAATCTCTCTGATATATAAAGCATCTTTCAGATCACGAGCAAGACGTGTGATGGACTTAAAAATCACCATTTTTATTTCTTTCTTTTCCGCCAATGAAAAAATATATTTCATTGCTGCCCTATCTTCAAGGACGGTTCCGCTGATACCATCATCTAACAAAACAGAACGGTCATCCCATTCATAATTGTGTTGCTCGATCCAGTACCTGCAAACATCGATCTGGTTTTCTTTAGAACTTATTTGTTCATCTCTGTCCGTCGAAACCCTTGTATAAACTTTATAAGGGTAGTCGTCATATTTGATGATTTCTTCAACTGATGATTTTTTGCGAAAATACATATAACACACCCCAATTGTTAATTGTTCTTACTAAATTATAACATCTCGAATGTCAATTCCGTAATATTCTTAATTTGGAAAAAAACATTATTTCACCCTCTTTTTAATTCAATAATATGATAGACTTATTTGGAAAATATTTGTTTTGGAGGGTCTATATTGAATCTTATTAAAACTTTTCTCCTTTTAATTTTATGTACCTTATTCATAACTGCTTGTGGCAAAGCAGAAAACACATCCACAAGTGACTCCAGTAAAAAAGAAGAAAGCATTGAAACTAAAAAAAAATTAAATGTAAAGATCACCTTGAATAAAAAAATTAAAGACAATAAAAAGATTCTCATTAGCGGAAAAAGCAATTTGCCTAAAAATACAGAAATAGATATTTACTTAGAGCCACCAAATTCTGCTCATTACGATCAACGTGTAACGGTTAAAGATGGTGGCTTGTTTAAATATGAATTTTCTAATGAAGAAGGAGAAGAGTTTGAAGGCGGGAATTATACTGTTTATGTAGAAACCGCACCCGATCATCATCAAACTGATGCTGTTAGAGAGATTTTTGGAGAAAATGGAGCTAACCTTGTAGGCTCTAATGTAAGCGATGATTATATTGATCATAGAGCTACTGCTGAAATTAATTTTAAAATTAAGAACTCCTCAAAAGTTAAACAAAAAAGTAAGAAAGACAATGCTGCAGAAGTTACTAATAAGAAGGATGAAGAACTGTCTACTTTGAAAAGTGAGGCGGAATATGAAATTGAATCTATTGTAGAGGATAATTACAAGGCTGCCTCAATTGAAAAGATCGAAATTAATCAAGATATGAGTACTGACCAAGATAACAAACTAATCGCTCTTGTTTACCTGTCGTTTGATTTTAAAAATTCTGCTCAAACTTCTTATAACATGGTGGAAATGTTCAGTGATGATTTAGCTTCAAAAATTGGAACTGACAATAACACGATTAACCAAATGGCTGTATTTTGGAAAGTTCCTTATATAGATGAAGATGAAACATTAGCTAAATTCTCTTACGAACGTTCAGGAGAACATATGATAATCACTGATAAAGTATCTTCTTTAAGATGACCCTTCGACTTGAAGGGTTTTTTATTTACATTTATAATCGAACGTACATTCTCATTGTAGGAGGGTACACCATGACAGATCTTGAAAGGAAACTTTATCGAATAATCTACAATATGAGTCGATTTCGCAAGAATCCCTCGATGGATGAACTTAAACGGAAAACGGGTAAGGATGAGCCAGCAATCCGTAAGGCGGTTAAGAACCTTATATCAAGAAATGAACTTGAATGGGATAAAGAGAAGCAGGAATGGCGGTTTAAATAAAAGAAAATAGCCGCCCAGATGGACGGCTGATAAACATCATTTGTTAATGTTTTTCTTTAAATCCTCAATTTCATTTTTGATGGATTTATTTTCTTTCTTGAGTTTTGAAACCTCAACGACTGTAAATAACAAAGTTGCAACTATAAGTAAAATCAAAATATACTCAAACATGTTAAATATCCATATAGTAGTCATCAAAGCCAAATGTTGCTGCAATTCCGATAACCGGAACTAGTGCTGCTCTGAAACCCCATCTGTGTTTTTTATAAGTTGATTTCGTTAACTGCTTGCGCTTGTAAAGTTGATTGGCGATATAGCGACCAGCAGCATATCCACTCCCCACAATTGCTGTCATCCCAGTAATTATACCGATCACAACAAGTATAGGATTATGTACTGTGGCTTTATCTTCTTTGTCGAAAAGACTGTCGATTTTAAAGATGTCATTGTCAGTTAGACCAAGATCTAACGCGCCTTGATATAATTCAGGATCGTTTTTTGTAAATGATTCAGACGGTGTTTTTTGTTCATATTGTGGCTGATTAGCTTTTGCATCTGCAAACTCTCCAAGCGTACAGGAGATACCCAACGCAGCTACAATGGACAAAGATGTTCTTTTTATCCATTTTTTATTCAAATAAAACCCTCCCCTTTAAATACAGATTAAGCATAACTTAAAATATACAGTTATTTCCATAGTTACAAATAACCGTTTGTAAAAAGTATGTTGGTAATAAAGTATGTAATTTATGACGAATGAAAAAAGCCCCTCCAATAAGGAAGGGCTTCTCTGTTTACTTCTGTTTAACTTCAATATATTTAGATGCAGCAGTGATGTACAGTCCTGATTTCAGTTTATACATTTTCGATCCGTTAACTGTCACAGTCTTATCAATCGTAAATGCTTCACCCGGCTTTACTTTTTTGTGCTTTGCTGACCAGTTCGGCTTATCATAGACCCATAGCCACCCATCAGCATTCGGCTTCACTACGGCCATTTTAACGCCTTTTGACGTCGTTTCCTTTTTAGGCTTTGTTTTAGTTGAAGAAGATACCTTTTTTAAACCGACGGCCGCCGCAATTCCTTCTGCATGTCCCTCGGCCAATAGGTTCAGGAACGAATCTTGTTTCAGCAACGCAGCATCTTTTTCCCGATCAATAAAAAGGTTCTCTGTCAAAATTGCTGGCATTTTTGTTTCTCTTAACACGGCCAGATTTTCCGACTTTTTCCCGCGGTCTACTGCTTTTTCTTTGATCTTTTTATAAATGGAATCATGTACGATCTTTTGCTGCTTGCCAGTGCTGGATGCTGCTGATAGTTTATCAAAACGAAACGTCTCAAAACCCGTTCCTCCGCCAGCGTTGATGTGGATAGATGCAAAATAATCAGCGCCCCAATTATTTGCTAGTCTTGCTCTTTGGGACAGATCAATATAAACATCAGTTGATCGTGTGAGCTTAACTGATGCCCCATACACCTTTTCAAGAATCGCTTTAGTTTTCTTAGCAATAGTTAGTACAAGGTCTTTTTCTTTCAATCCGTTTGCTACTGCGCCCGGATCGTGCCCGCCGTGTCCCGGATCAATCATAATTTTCTTTGTCATGTTCATCTACTCCAATCATTTTTTTTGTATAGAAAAAAGCCGCCGATTACTCAGCAGCTTTCTTTTCCTCTTCTTCTTTTTGGCTGTCGTTTTCAATGACGTGAAGCCTGTCAGTGATTGAAGCTGGAATTTTAACACCGATTTGTGCAAGATTTTCCACGATGGAAAGCCCTTCGTTTGCAATATAAAAAAGCACTGTCCCGAAGGTCAGCACTCCATTTAAGCCCATGATCTGATCAATGATGTTAGCAACAATCACAACGACAAAACTAAGCATTTTCCGCACGTAACCGAACCATGCCGTTCTGCTACGCAACTTCCCAAATTTCCATGCTTTTATGATTCCTGTTAAAACGTCGATGACGCTTAAGAGCACGAGCAAGTCCAAAAATTTCACACCGCCAAATAAATAAGTCTTCGCTAAATCCAAAGTTTCAAAGTTAATAAACACTATCGTTTCCTCCATTTCGTTAATCACCTCCTTTAAGAAGGCAAAATAAAAAGCACCTGTTAAGATGCTGTTGTTCCTAAATCCGCAGAAGCAGCTGGCTTATCAAACGAAACGCCTGTGATCTGCTCAAATTCTTCTTTTGTTATTACTTCTAATGCGACATATTTCCGCATGATCTCAAGAGTGTAAACGCCCCAATCCCAAAATACTTTTATATCGGCAGCCGTTGGATAAATCATGATGCCCCGCCTTTCTGCAACTGCGAAAGCTGTAATGTAAGGAGAGCGACTTGTTTTTTTAGCGTCGTTACATCATCTCCGTCTGTTAAGAGACGTTTCCATCCTCGAAAGCCTTGTGCATGGAACGTGCCAATCCAAGTCATATTATCAAATGACCTTGTAGCAATAATCCTTTTGTAATTAACTTCATTTTGTACATATGATGTTTCTAAAACTTCAATGTAATAGAAACTGGAATCATTCTCTACAGGCAGATTTATCAGATTTGCTCCCATATAAAAACCCGTTGGCAGTAAAAAAATATCAGTACCGTTTGGCAACCTTGCAACTTTACCGTCGTTAGGTGTAAGCCTGTGCAGCTGGCCGTTATTCCAGTTACTTTTTTCTGATTCCGTTACGTGAATCTTTTTGTTTTCAAGGTGCGGATCAACGTATTCTTTTGCCGCTTCCAGCGCCGCCGCTACTTTATCTTTTGCACCAGCAGGTGTTTCCGCGTGAGCATCCGTGTATTTATTGGCTGCCTTAAGCGCAGCATCTACTTTAGACTGCGCGCCTTGTTTTGTTTCGATCTTTTCCAAGTCCTCAAACTTTGCCCTCAGATCTTCAATCGTTTGTATGGACTCTTTGTAAAGCTCATTTATCTTTGCTCTTAAAGCCTCGAACTCGTCCACATAATACTCAGTGATTGGCGCAATATCTTGATCTATAAGAGACTTAGATATATGGAAAGAGAATTGATGCACGGACATAGATTGATCATTTGTATAATACAAATTCAGCTCAGCTTGTACATTTCCATAATGCTTGATCTCTTGATCCGACAAAACGTACTCGGCTTGACCATTCACTCTGTCAACTATCGTTACATCTCGAATAAATCGGCTACCATCTGACATAACTAGTACAAGTTTTCCCGTGACAGCTGCTAAAGGCAGTGGTACTCCATCTTTCGTGAGTTTGAATATGAGCCTAGCTGTCTGTCGATCCTGTGTCCAAAAATTTATGCTGGTTGATACACTTGAACTGGTATATGCGTTTACATCAAAATCAAGTGGACCGTTCTTCCGAATCATGTTATCACCTCTCTCATGTTACATTCTCGACTGTTTTAATAGGATCAATGCTGTTGTCTTTCAAAGAACCTTCTGCGCCAGCTCCTTTAAGTCTGTTTCCAAAATGCTGAATCCTTGAACACTTGCTAGTCATATACATCGCGTATCTGCATTTTTTCCCACGCACTTTGTTGAATCTTGCTGCCGAATCTGTGACTCCATCCATGAAGATAATTCCGTAATACGGGTTTGATGAAGAGGTTCTTTTACCTGCATTCTGAATATCGCTGAAATCAACGTTTATGTCCTCAGAATCTCCTGAAACGGAAATTCCTGAATAGCCAACTTCCCGCAAGGATGTGTTTGTGACATCAATATTCTTACACCCTAATTCTACGCGTACACCGTTCCCCTCGATGTCTCGTCCAACGCTTGATTCGACTTTGCCATTACTGCAGCGAGTTAAGAGCACCCCATGATGCTTGATGTCTCTAAATTGATTGCGAGACACCAAAAAGCCATCCACATCTGATAAATGGATAGCGTGCTTGACCTTTACGCCATTGATTTTATTGTCGGAAACATCCACGTCGTCAATTTTTTGAATCCCTTTACGGCCATATACCTGAATGGCATGACGCTTTTTGATATTGGTGAAAGTGTTATCTTTGACTGAAAGACGCTTTACCTTGTTGACCCTGTTCGTAGGATTGCCGTTCGCGTCTTGTGTGTAGACCGACTCAATCCTTGGAAGCATGAGTCTCACTCCAGATGCACAATTCTTAAATCGGTTTCGGCTTATTAAAACGTCTTCCCATTTGTTTCCTGATATTGCGTACTCGGTCGTATCTTCAAAATCGTTGTTTTCTATATGAATATCAGAATACCAATAGCCATCAGTGCTGGTGTGTGAATCTATTCCGCGAGCATATCCCCCTAGATTCTCTGATCTGCTGAAATAACAATCTCTAACGGTAACATGCTTGCTGACAGTTTGATCATAAGCACCAAAGGCGCCAAAGTTGCCCGCCGATCTCATTAAGTCCAACTGAATTGCAGCAGAAAACCATCTGTCGCCTTTATAATCAGCGAACCCTTTAAACCATACATTCTCTATTAATACGTGTTTATTACCTGCACAGTCAAAGGCATGACCGCCGCACACATCTTTGATCGTGATGTCACGGATGATGATACGCTCAGCATGAGCGAATCCCAAAACTGAACATTGTTCCTTGATCTCTCCCCCGGCGCTGTCAAACATGCCCTGTCCATCAATCAGTATGTTTCCGTGGCCGTCATAGCCTTTGGTTTGATCGTCTTTGTCACCATTTACAAGCATTGATCCTACAAATCCGCGCCTAATAACTGCGCCAGCTTGTAAGGTTAAGTGAGTGTTTTTATAGATGCGTGCAGTCTCCATTAGTTTGTATTGTCCTTGAGGAACAACAATGTGCACAGGATATAATTTCGCAAGACTTAGCGCAGCCTTAAAGCCCGCTGTGAAGCTCCCATATTTCTTGATGAATTTTTTGAGATTGAGAGAAACTGCAGAATCTTCAATTTCTTGCTCAAGTATTTGGAAATCATAATCAAGACGATCTTTTGCGGTGGGATGAATGGATGCATCCCTAGCGACACGAATATCAACGACTTCTTTTACGTCTTTTCCATCGTGATTTAATACTAGATTGATTATCCTTGACCACATGTTGTCTATTCGATTCGCAACTGAATACAATCCGTGTTTGATTTGATTAGACGTATGGGCAATATCGCTTGTTTTATGTCGTTTCAAATCATCTTCATTCTGATTCAAATGATTTTCTATAGACTGCATATCTTCACGCAATTGCTCTGCGTATTTCGAATTTCTTCTTGTGTCATAGTCCTTTCTAAGCCTCACCATGTTCTCACTCTCCTTTTTTGGCAAAAATAAAAAGACCCTATCTAAGCGTCTTGAGCATGTCGTTTATATATCGTTGCAAGTTTTTTACTTGTTTTGCTTGATCTACTGTTATTCGTTGTATGTCTTTGCGGAAGTTCGCAAATGTTATCGTTGGGCTGCTATACGGATTGAGAGGGTTATGCTGAATTGATACGACCCTAAGATCATCCTCAAATGTTATTCCGTCTGCAGTGTCGGCGATGACATGGATCGTGTCACCTAACCAAAAATCTTGTTCAATTTCAAGCATTTTCGGTTCATAGATTTTTTGGAATTTTACTTCCACAGTCATTTCTGGGTAAGGATTAACATGTTTCTTTAACGCAGAAATGATGCTACCAGCTTTCTTGTATCTCTCATCTTTAATCGGCTCCGCCCAGCGCGGTTTACCTTCAATGAGAAATTTATCTTCATCGGGATGAATATAAAGAACTGGTTCAAAAACATATTCAGGCTCTTTTTCTTCATCTTTTGATGCTTCTTTTTCATTTTCTGTTGTTTTGCTGTCATCCTTTGATTTAGAGACAGACTCCGTTTCTTTTTGAGCGCCATATCCCCATGCACGAGTAGTACAATTTTGACTATCTATCGTAATAGTAATACCAGGCATGTTATAACGACTATCAAGCACAAAGTCTATTTCTTGCCCCATTTTTTTGTAAACATGGATTTTGTAATTATCCACGTCTAACTCTATGCCATAATCTTCAATGATTTCATCCATCAATTCTGTGGAATTCTTTTCACCGAAGTTTTCTTGTTCTGCGGAAGGAATTTCACCCGCTTTTGCATGTATGACATACTTAAAATCAGTTCCTTTAAGAGCAATATCAAGCGCTTCTTTTATGCTTAATTTCTTAGAAACTGTTTTTTCAATTCTGTTATTAATTAACAGAACGGAGAAAATATGTGCAGCTGTAATCGTTTTTGTTAGCACTCCATTTTCCTGATGCAAACTTACATTCGTAATGTAGTATTTTTGATGATTATATTTCTTTTCATCAAGATATAAAACATTGTCAACAATTAATAGCTCAAACTCTGCGCCATTTTCCTGTGTGCGTGGCAGTGTAAAACTAAACGATTTTTTACCTGTTGGATCAGCCGTGAAATCAACAGACACACCTGTTATTTCTATGACTTCCTTTCCATCCTTACTAGAAACATGCAACTGCGGGAAATCCACATCAGACGGCAAATGTTGATTGAGTGGCATGTCCTTCCCATCGTATTCTTTACTTGGATAGTCAGGACCTGATGGTATTTCTGGCTCACTTGGCTCTTCTGGTAAATCATCCAAATTATCATATTGTGTGAGTTTGTAAGTAAAGATGATACTATTTAATTTCAAAGCATAATTGATGTCGGTGGCATAACCACCTTTTGCAACGGCTGCCGTTGCCTTTTTATAATCTTTTTCACCAACCACTGCCTTGTAACGACTCAAACGTGTATATAGACTCCCAAGATCAGCTAAGCTCTCCGCATATGATGGATACTTTCTAAAGCGCGTTTGTAATCTAGTTTCATTGCCGTGCTTGTCCTGTTCTTTGGTCCACATTAATACATATTTGCCGTTATAAGTCCCTTTGACTCCAAAGAGGTTGTAGGCTTGTTTAGCTAGATCACTTGATCCGAAACCACTCTCAAGGCAACCTTGAGCGATGACAAGGCTTGCAAGCACCTTGTATTTTTTTTGGACCTTTTGCGCTCCCGGTGCTAATTTCTTGATAAAGTCAACCGCAGCCATGTCACCCCTCCTTATGCATAATAGAATCTTGTGTTAAACACAATTTCAATGTCACTTGCGTTTTGAATTTCAAAGTCGTTTCTGCCGATATCAAGTGATGGAAGTCTACCAGATGTCTTGAGCCGTTTCTTGTTAGCGACGGTGTACTGTTTAATAAAAGAAACCTCTCTTGATTTGGATAGCTCATCTTCAATTTTCAAACGTTCACCTGTCGTATGATTGATGATGGTTACACCTTTCCCCTTGGCTTTCAACGTTACTTGGTAATCATGTCGAAGTGGGTTAATCCTAAAGTCTCCAATGTTATAGATGCTGAACGTTTTTTTATTCTTGAATGAATATTCTAGGTCATCACGCATCTCAATATTCATTCCGGGACTCCACCGTTCACCCTCAAATGTTTGACGATTTAATGATGTACTTTTTGATTCAGCAGCACCCAAAACATCCGTAAATTCTACTGTAAACACAACATGATTCTTTTCTTTTTCCTTTGGAACTGAAAAATTCCCATCACAAGTCACTAAAAAGCGCCTGTTTGGGAATAAATCGCAAGCAATATAATATGGGTACGGTTTAACTAATAAAGCATAAAGCTCGCTTCTGTAGCTGTAAAAATTCTCAGCTATTATAGAGTTCATGTATATTTCTACTTGGATAGGTCTTTCTTTGTATTTTACATCCCGCGGATGTTGCGGCAGTACAATACCGTTAATTCGTGGTAATGACACCGTCTCAAATTCCACGATTGGTGAGGCAGGTGTCATGCTCAATGGATGAAAATGAGGAAGCAAGTCATTTAGACTTTGCTCACCCAATCCATTGTTAAAATCAATATATAATTCCATCTACCTCACCCCACTCATAAATGCTTGTTTTCTGTATCTATCTCCTGTGGTTTGGTCAACTTTACGACCATCAATTTTGAAGTTAGGGTCCTTCGCAATTAATTGTTCAAACCCCTTCTGCATCATCATTAATCCTTGAGACAACAGGTCTATTTGTTGAGCCATGAGACCAATTTGTTTGTTTTGATTCTCAATCATCTGTCTCATGTCAGATCCATCTTGCTGCCTGCTCTGAGGCTTGTCTCCTTTGTTACTAATGCGATCAAGCATTTGTAAAGCCGTGGAGATCATACCTTCTCCAAAACTAGGCACCCCAAGCTCTTTGCCGAGATTAGAATACAACTGTAAAGAGCGTTTGCGGTACTTTGGCTCAGTGGTGATTGCATATTCGCGCCAACCGTTCTCCCCTAGCTGCGCAATTTGATGATTGTCAATGACACCACCAGATGCATAACCGATGTAAGGGCCACCGCGCGCCATAGATTTTAATCCCGGATGGTTATAGATACCGCCATAACGCTTGTTAAGATAGTTAATTGCGGCAACAATTTGGTGTACTGGATGTTTGATGTTTCCATATCCAGGCTTTTTGTATGCAGAAAATGTGCTTGGTATAAACTGCATAAGCCCTTGTGATGGGTGTCCTGCTTTCCAGTTACTATCCCATCTGTTAACTAATGTCGGGTTACCACTTGATTCCTTCATGGCAATGGTTTCTAATGCTTTTGCATAGGATGGGGAAATGCCTGTGATACCGATAGCTTGTGCAACCCACTTTTTGACTGCAGCACTACCACCTACACCTTTGAATGCTCCGCCATCGCCTCCAAAATCACCTAACGATTTTGTTAGAAATCCTAAAGCTCCTTTTTGAATCGTCTTTAAAATACCTGTTCCCAAACCATCTATCCCTTTGCCGGATTTAAAGGGAATAAGTCCGCCGAATATATTGCTGATAATTTTCTTTGGTCCGGCCATCACAAGATCAAAGATATCTGATCCGAAATCTTTTACCTTACCGACTACTTCACCAGCTTTTTTAACACCTTTTTTAAAGAAATCACCAACGCCTCCAGCATAACCCGGTAATCCCTGAGCCGTAACTTTTTTGGTCTGATCATGAGGCAGTACCGATGTTCCGCGAGGTAAATCCCAAATTTGAGGGCCACCAACGCCGACCATATATGTTCCAATACCCGGAGTATGAGCAAGCTCATATCCTTCCTCACCTACAAGCGCGCGGCCACCCGGATGATAGTCAGTTCCTTTGGCGTAAGAATGCTTTGCTCCATCCTTTTTGCCCCCATATCCTTTAGGTTTCCAAGTTGGGATAGTTTTTAAGTTCATGAATTCAAGAACTTTATTAATACCACCAGTAATGGTATTGACCACACCTGCTAAATCTACAAGAAACGTATCCCAAGCGCCGAGAACTTCACCAGTCTCCCAATCAACTTGCTCGATATGTCCTGCAGCCTGTTTTTTTGCTTCTTTTACAACGCCCTTATGACTTTTTTCAGCTTCATTTATTGTTTTTTCTTTTTGTTTTTCCGCTGCCTTTACCGTAGCATCATGTTCCTTTTTGGTAATAGTACCTTTGACGTAATACTGGTCATCTGCAGCTTTCACAACTGCATTGTATTGTTTTTCAGCATTACTAATAACTTTGTCTTTTGCTGATTTACTATTTTTAACTGTCGCGGCTGCTTGCTTTGCAGACAAATTAGACGATTCTTCTTTTAACTTTTTAGAAATGAGTGTTTGCTCATCCTTGCTCTTTGTAAGAGCCGTTTCGACTTCTTTACTCATCTTTTGAGTAATGCCCTTGACTTCATCCCATTCTTTTTGGGTGAGCGAGCGATGTTCTTTTGCTGCTTTGTCATATATTTTTTTGACTCGGCTCTCGTATTTTTCTATTTGCTTCTGCTTCTTCTCATTGCCCGTTTTAATTTTATTGAGGATATTTTCCTCATCTTTCTTTTTTAGAGAATTGTTCTTCGAATAGAGATCACCTAAAACGTCAAGGGATTTGTCAGCACTATCTTGATAGCCTTTTTTTATAGTGTCAGCCATTTTTGAGAATCGTTTATTCAAGTTGTCAGCTATCTTATCCGTTATCTTCGTTTGATTGAGATAAAGGCTATTTAATTTGGCATTGGCTTTTGTCTCCATCTCCGAATAAGCATTTACAGCTTTCGAAGTGGATTCAGACACTTTATCACCAAAATCAATTGTTGCTGGTAAGACTCGTTTTTGCAGGTTGTCATAATATTTAAACCCTGCTTCACCAAGAAGCGTGACTCCCGTTATTAAAAGACCTACAGGACCACCAAGCAACGATAAGCCGCCTCTAAGCAAACTCACAACACCTGCGCCTTTTTTTAGGATGTTAAACAGGCCAAAACCGCCCTTTGCAAGTTTCAAAAATCCTCCTGCACCTTTTACGGCATTTACTCCTGCCATGACTATACCTTTACCGAATTTGAGTATCTCAGGAAGAAAAGAGAGCGCAAGACCGCCAATCATACCCATTGGCCCACCAAACATCATTAAACCGCCGCCAGCAATACGAGACGCACCGCCAAGACCACGCATTGTCCTTGATGTTCTTGTGGCCGTTTGATTTAAACGGCCCATACGTGTAGTCGCCAGACCAGCGTTTTGTTGTAAACGCCCCATACGAGTGGACATAACGGCTGTTGATGCTGCAGCTGTGTTGATACCAGTTGCAGCAGTTCGCGAGGCAACACCCGCTGCAGTAACTTGTGTCGTGTATACCCCAAGACTTGCTGATGACCCTCTGACAGTGCCTGTCAGATACGTCCCAGCAGTTCTAAGCACTCTCCATCCTTCAGCCATTCTAGGAATGGCACTCAACAACAATAATGAAGCACCACCTAAAAGGCTGAAAGCTGTTACGGCTGCGCCAGTAACGGCAATTGTTTGCATAACAGAAGGAGGCAGGTGATCAAACCAATTCACAACTTTTGTTAACACATCTGTTGTGGAGCGAATCACTGGAATAAATTGATTTCCTAATGAAATGACAGCGTTATTTGCTGCGGATTTGAGGTATTCCATTGACCCAGCAAGGTTGTCCATTTGACCTTTTGCAACTTTTTCAGCGACACCGCCACTGTTTTCTATCTGTTTGGTGAATTTGTCGATCTTATCACCGCCTGCATGAAGCAAAGTGATAAAACCAGATAAAGCATGTTGACCAGCCAATTGTTTTGCAATACGAATTTTTTCAGTTTCCGTATAGTTTTTCGTCTTTTCGTTAATCTGATCTATGATGTTTGATAAAGGTTTCATGCGGCCGTTTGCGTCAGTAATACTCAGGCCAAGCTCATGTATTGCGTTACCAGCTGGCTTTGGAGGTGCCGCAAGCCTTGTTAACGTGGATCGTAATGCGGTACCCGCCATATCAGCCTTGATTCCACTGTTTGCCATGATACCTGTCGCTGCCGCTAACTCTTCCATGCTGACACCTGCTGTTTTCGCAGCTGGCCCCGCGTATTTCATCGTTTGCCCAATCTGCTGCAATGTCGCATTTGAGTTTGTGAACGTGTAGGTCATTGCATCTGCAACTCGGTTTGTATCTTCTGCAGCAATGTGAAATTCCGTTAAGATGTCAGATACAATATCTGCTGTTACACCTAAATCTGTTTGCCCTGCTGCCGCAGTAGCAAGCAAGCCCGGCATTGCCCCAATGATGTTATTTGTTTTATAACCAGCCATTGCAAGGTACTGCATTCCTTCGGCAACTTGTCCGTCTGTAAATTGTGTCGTAGCCCCCAAATGACGCGCCGTTTCTGTAAGACGGCCCATCTCGTCATTCGATGCATTCGCCACAGCACCGACCCTGCTCATCGCCTTTTCAAAATCCGCAGCTACTTTAACTGCGCCACCAATTGCAACGGTGCCTGCTACACCGATACCTGTTAATGCCTTCCCTGCCATTCCCGCAGCAGAGTAGACAGATTGCAACTCTTCCGATACTTCCCCGGCATTCTTCTTAAAAACAGAAAAAACACCAGCTGCTTTATTGCTGGTGCTTTGCAAGTTCTCAAATTCTTTAGATACATCTCGTAATTCTTTCTCTAACTTTTGGTGAACAGCGATAGAGTCGTTGAGTTTTCGAGCGTGTATTTGTGTTTCTCGTGCATCACGGCCCTTTTCCCTGACAAGCTGTTCATATCGTTTTCGATGTTCTTGAACAATTCGCCCTTGAAGACGATATTTGTTGTTAAGACCCTCTACTTGTGATTGTAATTGCTTTGATCTATCACCAGTATTTTTATAAATGGCCGCAGATGCCTTCATTTCAGAGTTGGTCAATCTTAATTGCCTTTGAAGCCCTGTTATACCTCTATTAAAACCTGAATCATCCAGATTGACCTTTGCGACCATATTGCCAATTGCTTGAGTCATTTATGTACCACCCCGCTTTCCTGACGAAGATTTCAAGACTTAGAATATTTGATCAATCGTAACTTCTTTTGTTTTGCTTGATTCAGCATTCAATTCTAAGAAATGATAAATGTCCATTTCATCAATTTCTTTCATTCTCCAGCCCTGTTCTAGGAGCTGTTTATAAATATTCTGCATTTGGTTTATTGCTCGCTCGTAGCTCCAGTCTCCGTCGGTTGCAAAAAATCGGGATCTTCTTCATCAATTTTTTTATAACCAACTACTTCGGCCAACACGCGACTGATTTCAGCAGAAATTTCAAATGACTGTAATCCTTCGGCAAATTCATCATAAGTAAACTGTTTTCCAAAAATATCAACCATGAATTTAATCTGTTCTTCTAATACTTTGATGCTTTTTTCCAAGTCCTCTGCGGTATCCTCGGCCTTTTTATTCAAACGCAAAGCATCTAAAAGTGTTTTAGCACTTGTGCGTGGCGCTACATAGGTTTTTTCTTTTTGTTCTGCATCAGACCATAATTTGATAGTGATTCTTTTCTGAGTCATAGTGACTCCCCCTTATTTTTTATTTTCCAATTAAAAAAGAGAGCTTTCCAGCCCTCTTAAACACCTTTTCCAATATCAACACTGCTGCCATTTTCTGTTTTATCATCTTTGTATGCTTCTCCAAAAACAGACTTGTAAAAAGCATCAAGATTAAAGTTTTCAGCATCTTCATCTGTGACCACTTTAAAAAGATCGTCCTGCTCACGGTCAACAAATTCCGCAGACAGTTTAATGGTTTGGAAATCTGTCTTATCTTCTTTTGTCTTCCACTCATCGCCTGGAAGAGAAAAACGCCCTTTTACTAAACCGACATGACGAGACTTCCCGTTTGCTTTTGGACCTTCAAACGTCATTGCGACCCATGGTGGGGTAATGTTCTTTTTGAACAAGTACAACCCGTTTTTGTCCTGTTCGATTCCTAGCAGCTTCGCGAGAATTTCCATAGGAAGATCCCGCATTTCAATTTCTAGCTTTGTAGAACCAGTTGAAACCACTAAATCGACTAGTTTGTTATCTGCATACTGCTTCTCGGTTGATGTCTCAGTTTCCACCTTCATATTGATTGCATATTCATATCTTAAAATTTCAGTAGGCACAAAGAATTTACCTTTCTTTTGCAATGGTGCAAACTGAACGTTTTCCAAACCAGTTACTGAACTGTACTCAGCCATAGTTAGCCTCCTAGTATTATATTTTTTTCAAAACGATACCCTTTTCTTATCAATCTCTCTTTCTCTAAAAAGTCATTGATGGGTATAGTTGGCGCAAAATCTAAACGATCCATCACATCCCCGATTGCAGCCGTGATAGATTGCGGATCGGCATTGTGATAAACATCAATTTGATAAGTTGCGCTATCTTGTATGGGCCTGTTATCAGCCCATTTGATCGGTTTGTAGTTGATTTCTTGCAGCACGACATACGGTGGACTCGACTTTGTACCCTCTGGCACTGCAAGCTCATAGATGTCATCTTTGTCTATTAAAGACAAAAGCGCTGGATCATTCTCCAACGCTTCAAAAATGGCATTCTTGCAAGTATCTGCACGCCTTATTAAGTTTTGATTGATCATAGTTTGCTCAGCGCCTGTCGGTATTTATCTGCTACTTTACGTATAGCCTCATCCCATTTCGCATCGACAGTTCTCGTAAAGAATTTTTGCGCTGGCTGATGTAAGGTGCCGAATTCAGGGAAATGAATTCTCCACTTCGTGTCCTTACGTGACTTTGATTTCGGCCAACCAACCGCAACATATTTTATCCCGTCTCCATCAGTACGAAGCCGCGTAATATCAAGATCATCCTGCATGTGTTTTTGGCCTTTGTCGGATCTTGGTGTGTTTGGGTGAAGTTCATCTTTTATGACTGTTGCGCCAGCTGTAAGAGCTTCTTTATGCATTTTGCTAACTTTTCTTTGCATGTTGCCAATTGCATTCTCTAATTCCTCTAAGCCGTCGATTTGTAAATTAAACATTACTTCGCCGCCTTTACCCTAGCTCTAATTGTGAGGAAATGAAGTCTTGAATAATTGGGTGTAATAGACTCAATTTCGTAAGTTTTCCCTTGGAATAGGAGTCTCATGTGCTCGTCGATATCTTCCCTGTGACGTATGGTGAATTTGATTGTATGTTCTTTTTGAATGGCAGCTGCAGCATAATATTCAGCACCTTTTAATCCCTCTGCTTTGGCCCAACACTCAATCATAGTTTCCCAGCCGTTGTCACCATCGACAGGCAAACGACTCTTTTCTTTTTTCTTTTGGAACTGAATGCGATGCCTCATATCATTCAACATCTTTTTCACCATCCACAACCAAGTATTTGAGTTGATTGACCATTGTTGTGAGCACCCCGTCAAGATTTGATGTCGTGCCTGATATTTGCCTATTCTCATACCAGTGAGTTGTAAATGACATGACCGCCAGCTCTGCTCGGGCTGAACTATTAGGAAATTTCAGACCTGTCGCATTCGTGATGTACTCTTTTGCTGAAGCGATAAAATGTAAAATCAAATCATCCTCCGCATCACCATCAATGCGGAGGTATTTTTTCGCTTTTTCAAGTTCTTTTTGTTCTGCCTCAGTCATTTGGCATCACCTTTATTCAGATTTTGGGTTTTCTAAAGCTTCAACCTTATTTTGCAATTCGATGATCAAGTCTTTTACAGCAGAGTTGAGATTTTCCCACATAACGCTGCCTTTGCCGATTGTCCGGGAATTTACTGAACCATCACTTAGATGTTCATTTTTAACAGAGCCAGACTCTAATACTGCAGCGTCACCCTTATCACCTTTCGGCCCCTGCTCTCCCGGATCGCCTTTTTCTCCTTTTGGACCTTGAGGACCAGTATCACCCTTCGGACCCTTTTCACCTTGCATACCTTGAATGAAGAGAGGGTTTTCTTCACTGTTTCCTTTTAAATAAACAGGCGTGATAGGTTTACCGTCTTCGCCCTCCTCTGCAGATGTGTATACTCCATTACTTTCAAACAAATAATCTTTAGCCATGATAGATCAATTCCTTTCAATTTTTATTTTCCAGCGTCTACGGACTTATCTTCAGAAGGTGTTTCAACTACTGCTTCCTCACCTACAACTAAATCAGTAACAATTACTGCGGCTTCTGGATCAACTACTTTTCCGTCAAATCGTTCAATACCTCTGAAATATGTTTGATCTGTTAGGAATGCATCTGAGCCGATGTCAGTTGATTTGATCTCGAATTTTTGACGATCAAACATAAAGTATGCATTTTTAAAATCACCGAATAGAATATGAGTTTTTTGTTTATCGTCTGTGACAATCTCGTCATACACTTCAACGGGTCTACCGAATAAAAGGAAGCTATCCTCATTGCGTGGGTCCTCGGCTAAAATCCCGCGGCCGTTTTTATCTTCAATGTTTGCTAACGTTTCAAATGCCTCTGTATTCATCACCCATTTTGCATTTTTTCGATAGCCTCTTTTGATTTGGTTTTTAACTTTTCTCAAAAACTTAATTGTAATTAGAGAAGGAGCTTTGAGAGATTTATATTTTTTGCTTGTTATAATCCCCTCTACGTTGTTTTCTCCGCCTTTTCCATAGAAGACTTCATCATTTTCAGTTACAGTTGCAGATTCAGAGAGCCATTCTACAATCTCCCTCACAAAATTAATGAAAGAATCATTCAATAATTCGTTTGGGATAGGCAAAAAGCCAGCAAATTTTTTGACGTTGTATGTGATTTGGTCGAACTCCATATTTTTGAGTTCTTTGATCGCTTCTTTTTCAGCAATGTTATATAACTTCCCTGCAGCACCCTTTCTTACTGGATAGCTACCTCCCGGTGCCGTCTTTGGTACAACCCGTACCAAGTTACGAACAGAATTTAATTCTTGAATGGACTTAATTATCTGTTTTGAAATGTCATCCGGTACTGTATACCCGCCATCCTTATCACTTTTGGATGAAAGTTGTCTGTTTTCTTTTAGAACTTCCTGCAGCATTTTCCGTTCTTCGTTCCCTAATTCTTCCTCACGGCCAGTCAAGACCTTGAACCATGCATTTCTATATTCTTGTGTCCCTGTTAAGCTGCGCTCTTCTTCAGACGATTCAGATTCAGGATCTCTTTTCTGTTCTGGGACATAATGTCTGTCTTCAATGTCTGGTGCATCGAGTTCTCTTTCCTCAGACATCATTTCAATTCTCTTTTGCAAAGACTTTGCCTCATCCAGCATAGAACGTGCTTCTTCGTCTTTTCCTTCACTTAGTAAATTTCTAGCTTCTTGTCTTTTCTGCGTAAACTGCTGACGCAGTTGACGTTCCTCTTTACTCATCATTACTGGCATAGATTTTCCTCCTTGATTTTGAGCATAAAAAAAGACCCATTATATATTCAGGTCTAATAAGTCTAGTTCCAGCTCAATCCTCTTATTTGATGTGCTTTTTTGTCTTTTTAAAACTTCTACTTTTTCTAAACTTCTTTCTCCCACAACAGCTTCCGTATCGCTATATGCAGGAGTTGTCACAAGTGAGATGTCAAAAATGCGATTGATTTGATTGATTCGGCGCTCATATAACTTTTCATCTTCATTTCTTGTCCATTCATCAGGTTCTTCATCACCTGAATGATCAAGAGAAAACGAAAAAGAACATTGATTGATCACGCCTGCTCTCAAATTCTTCATCAAATCTTGTCCGTATGTGGTGTCTGTTGGCTCAAATCTAAATTTCAGACCTATTGCATCAACAGTTAATTGGAGACTACCAGCGCCTGTTGAAACAGTGTTTCTTGCTAATGGATAATCAATTTTATGATTAAATAAAGCAATTACATTGGACATATCTGCTTCGTCCAACGCTCCACGGCTTATGATTTCCTTAAACCACCCAAGACGCTCAGACCATTTTTCAAATTTAAGAGCATAACCCTCTACATATTCACTTTTGTTTTCATCATCAAGTGACCTAACTTCAATTTCCGTCGTTAGCTGTCTGATTTCCTTCGGCATTATTCGGATCACCTCCTTTATGGCCAGCTTTAGCCATCTGATATTGATCTAACATATCTAGGAAAGTGTAGTTAAGTGAAACAAGGTGTCTGTCACCATCAGGGATAGCATTCTTCGATTCAAGAGCACGAATTTCATTTATATTCATAGCTCCTATTCGTTCCATAATTTCATAGAATTCAGCTCTTGATTTTGAATCACCACGCAATTCACTATTTACGTTAAATTGCACATACAACCCTTGTCCGATTTCATTATCAGTAAACAGCTTCGTATTAATTTCTTGTTCAAAAGAAACGATCCACGGCTGTAAAGTGTTCTTCACATATTCAATGGATTGATGTTCGATATTACTAAATGTAGCGCGGTCCAATTCGTTTATCTTATGAAGAGGGACCTTGAATATGGAAGCGATTTGAGCCTTATTGAATTTCATAGACTCTACAAATTCTGCATCTTTTAGAGGCATTGAAATAGATTGATAATCAAGACCAGCATCAACAATCGCAATACTTTCACCCGCATTTACTCTCTGCCATTCTTTTCTTGCAACCTCTTTTGCCTCTGGTTGTAACAGGGTCGGGATTTTCAAAATACCTCTTGGTGTTGCATCATTTTTGTATAATTTTGCATTAAACTTTGTTGCAGCAGATTGAGCACCAATATGTTCCCTTGCCACTTGAATTGGACTGAGGCCTACTATTCCATCTTCCGTCATTCCTTTAAAGTGCAGAACTTCTTCCGCATGTAATTCAGCTCGTTTGTTATTAATGATTGTTTCGTACCACAATATACCTGTGTTTGGATCGAGATACGGATTTGTATTCGCTGGATTAAGAGGGATTAATGTTTTGATATCACCTGTTTTATCTGAAAGAATCAAAGAATATGCGTTTCCCCACGTACAAACATGCGTCATCATTACTTTTTTCCAAGTAAAAGCTGTCATATATTGATTGGGCTTTAAATAGAGCAATTTAAAAACAGGATGGTCACGCACTCCTGAAATATTCTCTCCCAGCCTCCGAAACATATGGACAGATAGTTTTGCTATATCATCTGACAAAACATTGATACAAGAAAAAACGTCAGGATGTTTTAATGAGGTCGATTCACTCACTTTCTCTCCGCTTGCTGTTTTACCACCACCGAAAATATCAAACACCCATTGCGGGACCTGTGACATTCCCCAGCCACTGTCTGAATCTGCTGATCTTTTAGAGAACATACCTTCTAATAACAATTAATCACCTCCTTCGGCTCATTAAAATTGCTGTAAATATAAAAAAACCACCAGTCACTAAAAGACCGATGATTTCATGTATTTTATAAGCTGCTATTGTAATAAAGATTGCCCCAGCAAAAAATACTAGGTCATTTAAGATTGAGTACAGAAAAATCACAACTTGCTTAATGGTATTTTTCATTAGAATGAAAAACCTCCCGATAAAATATACTCATTTAAATCTAAATGATCATCATTTTGACTAGCTCTCACATGAGCGTTTATGAGTGCAGCTGCTGGGTCAATACGTTGTGACGATTTTGATTTATCAAGCATGATGTTCTCTTGAGCATCAATTTTTGTTACAGCATTCCCCATTGCCCAAGTTAGAAGATCGTTATTATCATGTATAACTTTTCGCGCTTTGACCTTTTCACGAAAATCTTTAGTTGGCTCTGACAAAGTCTGCACCCCTTGCCTAATCTCGATCATGACGTAGCCATCAGCCTCCATCTGCTGAGCAAACTGCGTAGCATTATATGGATCATAACCAATCTCTTTAATTTTCCAACCCTTTTCTTCTTCAAGACGTTTGATGTAAGCACGTATATAATCGTAATCAACAACAGCTCCATCAGTAAGCGTGAGCCAACCTTTCTTAACCCACAGATCATAAGGGACTCGGTCTGTCTTCATTCGTTCATGAAATGTATCTTCTGGCATGAAACCATGTGATGTCACAAAAAACATACCGTTATCAAGTTGAAATTCAAAACTTGCAGCAGTTAAGTCGATTCGTTTTGACAAGTCGATGCCTACATAACACTCTTTACCATAAAGATCAGGAAGACTCTCCTGTTTCCCGCAATCAGACCACGCTTGCATGTCCATATATCCGCCATCACGCATATTGACCCAAATATTCATGTTTTTAGTTAAGAAACTACGCATTTTTTCTGGAACTGCAAGGGCCACTTCTAACTCTCCGCGCAAGAAATCCAATCCATGTTCATTTGCGGCAACAATCGGATTTGCTTTAATCCAATTTCGTTCATCTTTGATGTCATCATCTGGATCGAGTTCATTAATCATGACAAAATATTGATCGTTTGTTTCAACATTGTTTGGATCGATAATTTTAGTAACGTAAGGGTATTCTACTCGGTATGCAGGATTATTTAATTCAAATCCAGCTGTCGTAATAATCATCATGAGTGGTTGTGTTCTTGTTGCCATCCCTGATGCAAGAACATCATATATTTCAGATGTTTTATGAGCATGATATTCATCTATAATGCCGCATTGAGGGTTAAAACCATCACCTGTTTTCCCTGCATCTTTTGATAGCGCCTCAATTTTTGACAACGTTTTAAGGTGTTCTATTTGTCCATAGGCGACCCGGTATTTTTTTTCAGGTACATTAAGCAGCTCACACTTGCTGATTTGAGCTTTAATTTCATTCCAACATATCTTGGCTTGCTCCGTTTTTGTTGCACCAATATACACCTCAGACATGTATTCATCATTTGCAAACGCCTCATATGATCCTACACAAGCAAGGCTTTGTGTTTTGGCATTTTTACGACCGACTTGCCAATAAGCCTTTTTAAATCTTCTGTACCCTGTATCCTTATGGACCCAACCGTAAATATTACCGAAAATAAAAATCTGAATGGGTTCAGGTACAATATTTTCACCTTGTAATGGACCTTTTGTATGTTTAAACTGTGTCATCCAAAATAGAAAGCGCCTTGCCTTCTCGTCATCAAAGAAATAGGGAAAATCTGCTGTCCCTTCTCTTTCAATATCTTTTAGAAAACGTTGACAAGCCCATTGGTGTTTTTTGCACGCCACAATTTCACCTGATAACACATCACGCGAATAGTCAATCATAAATTGTTTGATAGTCTTCATATATTAAACTCCTTTTCCGCTGCCGTCTTTTCCCTTATCTCCTGTGTTTTGGTGATAGCCAATTTTGCGCGTGCTGACGGAGTAAGTCCAAAATCATTTGCAGTTGACTTCATTTGATCAAAGAAATTTTTCTGCCGTTTCAATAAAGGATGTTCTTCTCCAATTAATTCAATTGGATTCCCCTCATCATCAAAACCATCCTTATGAACCATGATTCCATCTTCTTCTATAACTTTAGTGATTGAAATGTATTGTGAATAGGCATTACAATAGGCGGCCAACATGCTGATATCTGCCTCCGTTATAATGTCCACTTCCTTTAATAACTCGGCAATCCGTTTGAATTCCTTTTTAGCAACCTTATCTAACCAGGATGGAGGTTTGATGTTGTTTGATCGCATTTTCATTTTCTGTTCTTGCTCGGCGCGCATTTCCAATTCTTCAGTATTTTTCTTGTTTGGGTTACCTTGTATCAATTGAAGTGTTGCGGATTTTGCAGGTCTCGGCATATTTTTCACCTCATTCCGTTTCAATTTTTTGAAATTTATGCTTGTTTTTGAGCAAAATCATGCTATGATCGAATTAACAACAAAACCAGTCGTATCAAGCCCTCTCGGTATTTTCTCCGAGGGGGTTTTTCGTGTTTTCGGAAACTTTGAAAAGCGGTGTTTGTTTGTAGACGACGGCTCACCGATCTTCACGAAGTCGTTTTCTAGAGATTTAATGCAGGGGGGTACCTATGACCCTCGCTTACCATGAACCTTGTTGTGACAGCTATTACACATGCTTTCAAGGTTGTTTAAGTCTAATCGCTTGTTCCAATCCTGTTTTAGTTCCACTATGTGATGAACCATGTCAGCAGGTACGACACGATCTTGTTTTAAACAGCTTTGACAAAGGTAATTGTCTCGCATTAGAACAAGTTGTCTTGTCTGTTTCCACTCTTTCGATTTGTAAAAGCTTGTTGATTGTTTGTCTCGAACATTTTTGTTGTAATACTTTGCTTCCTGCTGCTTACCATCAGCATGAGTATGACAATAACCATCCCTTGTTAACTCCCTGCACCCTCGCACCCTACACTCTCTCAATGGTTTAGGTGGCATCTAATTCACCAGCTTTTCTCTCATCTATCATTGCAAACAAAACAAAGGCATGGAGATGCCCTACTTTCTGTACGGCATAAAACTCCCTGTACTCCCTTTGATATGATGCTAGATAGGATCGAGCTGCTTCATAGGACAGAGTCTGGCTAACATACAGAAGGCTGTCTATAGCTTGCCTATCCCTCACTCCATAAGACCCAAGCATGCCTAACCCCCTGACGATCTCCCAATCTGCCCATACACATCCCCTTTTATTAAGGGCTTTAAGACCGTTATACAATTGATCTGTCCTTATTGCATGTCCAATTGCTGTGTTAATGATTAGTTCCCTGAGTGAGTTGTCCACGTTGTGTCCCTCCCCAAAATAAAAAGCACCCCGAAGGATGCTTTTTTTATTCATATTTTTAAGTCAGTATGATTTATTAAAAATCTCTCTTTACTATATTTATCTTTAGAATCAAGCCAACTAAGTGCGTTTTCTTGACTGTCACAAGGATTTATCCAACACACATTTGGTAGATTATTTATACAATTGTAAAAATGCGAGAAATTTCTTCGTGCTTTGTTATCAAGTGAAATAATTAATTTATCGGTAAGGATAGCTGCTTCCAAAAGGTGAATATCCTTTAAAATAGCCGCAATTCTCTGCTTATCTTTTATATTATTAACTTTTTGACGTACACCTTCAACGTCTTCATGATCTTTTATTTTAATTATTCTTCTTTCTTCCTTGGTTTTAGACAAGACCTTGAGAGTGTAATAAGATTGGTGATTTAACCATTCAGTTTTCAAGTCCTGAGTAAGGCCTAATTTATTTTCTGTTTTTAGAAATTTGTTCAGAAAATCAGAACACTTTTTCGGAATTTCCTTATTGTCTAACTTTTCAATTTCGTCATCGTGCTTTTTATCGGACGCACTTGTAACTACACTCGTATCAATTATTAGACAATGTACCATTAAATATCACCAGCCTGAATATAATTATATTCTGCTTCCAGTTCAACATTAGTAAAATCTAATGGCCAAGCTCCAAATGCTCCATTCTCATCCAATATTGTACTATTTACTTCGGTTTCTCCCATTTCGTTTCTAGTAAACCAATTTAAGCTTACATCTTTGTTTTTAATTTCCTTGTTAGCGACTTCAGTTTGGATACCTTTTATAATTAATGAACTATGAGTTTCTATAACAACTCTAACACCTCTGTTCAAAGCATCTTTAATTATTTTAGAGAATTCATATTGCCCTCTAGGATGTAAATGAATTTCTGGTTGTTCGATGTATACTATTTGACCAGGAGTTGCATACACAAGAGCTACTAATACGGGAAGAGTCTGTGAAACACCTAAACCAACATCTGCAATATTGACAAAATTGCTATCCACTTCAGAAGAGAGTGCATTAACACTGATTTCAATTTGAGTATCATTGATTCTTCTTGTCGATATTTTGTTTGTCAAATCAAGTAAATTTAGAAATTCCTCTACTCTTACTGCTTTCTTATCTTCATTTACTTGCCAAGAATGCAAAATGCTAGCAACATATTTTTCAAACTTCCCTGGTAAATGTGCAGCATAAGATTTTGAATTAATTCTTGTTACTGGATAATGTCTCTCTGGGTTTCCTCTTAATCCAGGTAAGTAAATAATATTTTTTATCGCTAATTCTGGTCGTGAACCTGGATAAGCAAGCACTCTTTTTACATTCTCTTCAATATCATAGGTTAATCCAACTCTTATGAAACACCTATCTTTTTCTATACGGACTTCCGATTTCCCATCATGTCCTTTTCTCATTTCCTTAAAAATTTCCTTAACACGTTTAGGTAATTGATCTCTCAATTCATCAGAGTTCATTTCATGGTCTATTGTAATTTTTTCTGTTGAATTCCTTTTTTTATCTTTAGTAATATAAACTGCTTTTTTAACGATGATTTCATCATTTTTTTTGGTGTAAGTTAAACTACATGTATGTAAATTATCTATCGCAATTTCAACTTCAAAACAATCCGCTTCCTCTTGAGGAGATTTATGTAATAATTGCTCAAAGTTAGAGAATTTTGTTAAAGGTCCAGACAATAATAGAGCTCCAGGATCATAGCTTTCCTCAATAGTTTGTTTCAATAACAAAATTGGCTGAATAAAACTAGACTTACCAGAACTATTCTTACCACTCAAAATAGTCAATGGTCTCAAATCAATTGTTTGTTTTTTTCTTACAGATTTATAACCTTTAATACTTATTCCCGTGATTGTATCATCGAACTTATATTTTTTACTCATTATCTTAACCTCCAGAAATAACTTCTTTCAATTATATCGGTTAATAATGTATCCAAATTAAGATTTTGCAAATTTTGTCGAACGAAAAAACGATTTCCATTGGGAAGTCGCTCTCAATTTATCACCTAATACCATCATAACCTCTCTCAGACAAAATGCTTTGCCAAGATCGTGCCAAAAGTGTGCCATTTTTGTTTTTATCCATAATAATCATCAGAATTGATATCGAAGTATTCAAATGTGTCTTCAATCACCTTATTACAATCGTTACATACAGACCAATGACCTTGATCGTTTAACTCTTCAGAAATAGTAGAACGCTTCTCGCAGGTACAGTAATTTTCTTTAAACAAAGTAATTCCTCCAAAGCTATTAAATTGAATTTCAAAAAATAAAGCGACCTCCACAACGGAAGTCACTCTTAAATTAGTTACCTTTTGTAATAGCTTTAATCATTTGCCATACCCTCTTTCATCTTTTGTAACATCTTTTCAATATCTTTATCGGTTCTTTTATTCAACCTTTTGAGTAATGGTTCTGGAACATGACTGTGATCCATCGGTTGGGACCACTCGTCTTCAAAGCGGGTTTTCAGCTCACCAAAAGTCATTTCACTAACATGTTCTAATGGAACATTGAATTTTGTACTTATTAATTTGTTCACAAGATGGTCAGTTGATCCAACTTTTTCAGACAACAGAAAATTTGAATGAACACTGTTATCTTCTTTCTTTCCACCAATACGATTTACATATTCTTCATAACGGTTTCTTATAAACTCAAGGATTTCATCCGCTGCCGTGGCATGCTTTCTAATCATCAAACCCGCTCCTAACGAACTGTAATTATATTCTAATTATATCAGCATCACCTTTGCTTATCCACATTATCCACCAATTAACCATATCTAATAGTCTGTCCAACTGGATAAATCGCTGTATCCTATGCCCCTCTTGCTTTTCAGCTATTACCTTAAAATGAGTTGGACATTTTCTCATTATGGTTAATTGACGAAAAAGAACGCAAAAAAAGACCCACCTGCCATTTGAACAGATGAGTCTTATAAGCCGAAATCGTCCATTGCTTTGTCCATAGCGTCTTGTGTAATTCCAATGTATCTCAATGTAATGTCAGGACTAGAATGGTTAAATATTTCTTGTAATAAGGCAACGTCTTTATGTTTTTTATAATTCCAGTAGCCAAATGTTTTTCTGAGGGTATGAGTACCTATACTATCAAGCCCGACATAGTCCGCTGCTTCTCTCATAATGTTATATGCACTGCTGCGGCTGATAGGTTTGTTGAGTCCTTCTCTACTTTTAAAAAGATACTCTTGATCATCTTTGTCTTTAATATATTGATCTATCGCTTTTCGAAGCGTCTTGTTTATTTTGATTCTTTTCTCTTTACCTGTTTTTTGTTCTCTTAGCGACACATATTGCTTTCTTACATCTTTCACTCTCAATTGAAGCAGATCGGATATGCGCAAGCCTAAATTGATTCCGGCCACAAAAAGCAGCAAATTTCTTTTGTTCCGCTCTCCAAGATATTTCTTTATATAATGGATCTGATCAAGGTCCCTTATTGGCTGAACAAAATTCATGATTTATCCCCCTGCTTATACACTTCTTCTCTAAGTGCGAAGGCTAAACGGTAAAAGGCTTTATTTTTGAATCGGTAATAGTTCCGCTGGCTGAGACCCATTTCAGCATAAATCTCGTAATCAAACATTTCTTCATCCTGCATATAGAGCATAACTAAGATGCGGCGCTCTTTCTGCGTAAGACGATTAATGCCCCTTTCGATTCGCTTCATATATTTTTCACGCTCAATCTCCCAATCCAGCTTTTTAAGAGCTGCTTCTTCTGTGGAGGAGTGGAACTGATTAGAAAAACTCGGCGGCGTAATCGTGTAAGTTGTTGTGATCTTCGGAAGAAAGTCTTCTGGAGTTTGAAGCCTTAACATTTTATACTTTTCTAGCATTCTTTCCATCTTTGCTCTAGTTTTTTCCTCGTCGATCTGCGGAATGTCTAAACTTGTTTGATTCAAGATAATTCCCCCTTTATTTTCTTCGCATGGCCCCGCCTTTGGCTCTTTTTAACCGTTGCATGTTTTGCCCCATAAGCTCTCTTAAATCTCTATCAGTGAGCTTCTGTGTGTTCTTTTTGGGCTTGTCCTTCTTCATGGTGCTGCTCCTTTCTGACAAAAAGAAAACGGACACCAACCAGCACCCATAAAAGGTGTTGATCAGTGTCCGCAGGCTCTCCGTCTTGGACAAAATATTCACGTTCGTTTTGCTTGTCTCTATCATACGATGATCCACACAGGAAAAAAGGTCCCCTTTTTATCCCCCATTTTGTCGGCTTTTTCTTTTTTAAATAAAAAAACATCCTTAACAAGGATGTTTCGTCTCTAGTTTATTTACGGAGTAATGGTTGAGTAGTACATCGGAAAGCGCCACCATAGCTTCTTGTTATTTTAAAATCTACATATTCCACCTTGATATTTCTTTTTTCTAGTTCTTTTCCAATCGTATTTTTATATGCAGAATCCGTTACATATACTTTTTCATCAATAGGTAAACCATTTATGGCCAAATCTTGCGCATCTTTGTAACTTACTTTTATTTTATCCCAATCCTTTAATTCATCTGGAATCCCGTTTGGTAGTGAATCTTCATTCACAATCATCAGTCCGTCTCGGACAAAACTAATAGCACAATCTAGATGAAGTGTATTTTTTTCGAGTTTTACTTCAACTACTTTATAACCATCTGGTGTTAAATAATTACGGAGCCAATCGATTCCTTCTTTATTAGATGCTTGACCAGAGTTCCCAACAAAAATTGTTTTCCCGTACACAAGAATATCTCCACCCTCTAAAAATGGACCATTCTTGGAATTTATGCCTTTTGAAACATCGGGCTGTGGAACAGCAACATATGGATTTTTGTTCGCTTTTACCTCTTTTAAAAGGATATCCCTTGCTGGAAGCACTTCAAGTCTGCGGTAAGTTGATAAAAACGATCCTTCGATTATGTGATCTCCAATTGTAAAGAATGGATCTCTAACAAAGAAATTCGTAGCACCAGCTCCACCAGTTATACCATTTTCAGCTATACCTAATTTCTTTTCATCCTCCGTTAAAAGGCGTGGCATTTGGATGTCTACATCGTATTTCTGGAGTATTTTCTTAAACTCATCACGTTCTTTTTCCATTTTGATTTGAATATCGTTCATATCTTCCATCATGTTTGAGCCGCTATCTTCTGGAAAATAGACTTCAGATTGAGACATAACGACACGTTTTAATGGAGCAAATTCACTTTCAACATACACATTTCCTTTATTTTTTTCGTTTTCAGCTGAGACTTTTTCTGCTTTTGCTTTCACACCGTCTGAGCTTTTTGACTGCGAACAACCTGTTAAAATAACAGCCATTACCGCAGCAAAGCCAACTAAATTAATAAATTTTTTTCTCATTTCAATTAATCCTCCATTTTATTGTTTTGTCACTAATTAAAGATAGTAACTATTAAATCTTAAATATTTCTTAACTAATAGGATTTGGTGTTTTTTGTATTAAATTATGCCCAGTGCTGTTGAGAGGTTAAATGTGGCTTGCTTTTTCAACCTATAGTACCGGTCCTTTTTCAATCCCAATTCTTCGCTTATTTCTAAATCTTTTACGAATCGTGATGTAAGATATTTCATCCTGATAATATCTTGTTCAATTTCGTCTAAACTATTTTTTAACGCCCTTTCTATCTGCCGTACCTTCAGTTCATTTAAAACTTCCTGATTCCTGAGAGAAGGAAAAAGGCCTGTTGCACCGTTTGCCTCTTGTTCCTTTCTGTTTTCTTCCTTCACCTTGAGAGCTCTATAAACCTTCAGCTCCTTTATCAGAGCATTCCGGACTTGTTTCTCATCGATCCCTGGCAGTAAACACAATTGTTCAGCTCCCATGTTTCTCAACCTCCTCCTATAAACAATGAAAGACATAGACCAGGGCAATTTTGCACCGATCTATGTCGTATGATTTATTCTTCTAATGGAATGTCGATTCCGTAATTCTCTCCAATCTTCAATATACTCTTTCAGACTATCGGATACTGAATTTAACGGACTCAAAGGTCCCGATGTATTTTTTCTTTGCTGACTCCGTGTAGCAATCAAGCTGGATCACGTATGTTCCTTTGCCGGTACGTTTGCGAATTTCACTTACACTAAACGACTTTAGAGGCGTTGACGCTTTGAAGCTGCCCCTTTGTACAAGATTCGTATCTGTTAAGCCACCACCGCTTCTCTTTTTGTAAACGCCAGCGGTGTAATGGATTGTACTCGATCCCTTCTTTTCCGCTCTCCAATCGACTGTGGAGGCATCCTTATAGTAATTGGTGTCATCCGTAAAGACTCTCGCTTGATGACCGTATCCCTCGGTTTGCCAGTTTGACCAAACAGCTTGAGCAGACGGCGCATAAAGCACCGCAGCCGCAAAAATAGTTAGTGTGATTAGTAGTTTTTTCATTTCATAACCTCCAATATTTATTCCCATATATGTTAAATAAATTTTCACATGGATTATATTTGAATATATAGTATTATTAAACTTGTAAGACTATTATCCCAAACGAAAAGGAGCGTCAAACTATGAGAATCAAAAAAGTAATTGCAAGTTCAGTTCTATCACTCGCTTTGCTAGTTTCTTCATCTGCTTTTTTTACTGCTCAAGCAGAAGCTGCTAGCCCTAATGAAACATGGAAGCTTTGCACTTCAGAAGTATTTGGCCCATACTCTTCAAGAAATGCAATACCGGCTATTTATAACGACGGCACCTATAATTGGTACTTAAAAGGTGCGAAAACTTATTCAGGTATTTGGTATGGTGCATATGAACGTTGCTGGTACACAACATTGACGTGAGTACTACTTTTATAAGAGGGAATCTTCCCTCTTTTTTATTTTCATAGCAAACTCGGGTTATTTTCGTTCATCGTGCTTCCTCCTTTAGTGAATCCATATCAATGTTTAAGACCTGTAGCATCCAAAGAAGAGTAGCCATTCCGGCAACAGCTTCTTTATCCGCTCCATCCGATTTCACGCCTCTTTCTCCAAAGTCGTTCATTCGTTCAATGATTTGCCGCTGTTGTTTATTGTTAAGTTTCATGTGTTTCCTCCTAACTGAAAGTCGCTTCCGGCTCTTCATCTGGTGTCACTTCATCCTCTTCCCACTCAATATCAAGGTCGAGCTTCACACCGTTTTGACTTAATCTCATTAGCAAAATTTCAAATTCGTTCAGATATTTAAGAGATTTCAATTCGTTACTTGTTCGATAGTTAATATCCCATTCCTTATCTCTTTTATAGAGAGAAATTGATATCTCGAAATTCATATCTTCGTCATGCTCACATTCAAAAAATATTGTGGCGTGTTCAAAAACACTCCAAGATCTGTCCTCGTTACGCTCAACTTGAACACTAACTTCAACCGCCTCATACTCTGGTCCATCATCAAATTCAACTTCAAGGCCGTCAGTTTCTACTTTTTTTGCTACATACTCTTTCCATTTCTCAAAAAGATCGGATAGCTTCATTGTTTTTTCTTTTTCTTCGATCATTAAATTCTTGAAGTTTTCAAGCAGTGTACGGTTATCAAATGACGCTTCTTTTATCGTTTCGACTAGCACATGATCTAGTTTGGTGATGTATTCTGAGTAATCGTAAGTTTCAAGGTAAGGAACAATTACACTTTTCAACTTGTTTTCAATGACTTTTCTTGCTTCTCCACCGTATGAAGCAAACAGGTCTTCAAGCGCTTTTGAAACGCCTTGTTTCAATTGCTCTGCGATCAGATTTTCAACTATTCCATTTTCTAATTGTTGTGCAATAACATCTTTAATATTTTTTTCAAGATTCATTCCGTTTCCTCCTAAGCCGCTAGGCTGTTTTATAGGTGATGCAACAGTTCAATTTGTACGCCGTTTAAGCGTTTATTTGCGATTTTTATATATTCAGGGTTCAATTCAATTCCGATGAAATTTCTACTATGCTTGAGTGCCGCTATGCCCGTTGTTCCTGATCCCATGAATGGATCCAATACAATGCCATCTACAGGGCAGCCAGCTAAAACACATGGCTCTATCAGTTCCACTGGATATGTTGCAAAGTGAGCGTCTTTGGTTGGCTTGGTTGCAACGGTCCAGACTGAACGCTTATTCCGCTTATTTCTGATAGCTCTGAATGCTAAGTCACCATACTTCCCTTTGAATGAGCCACGGGGCTTGTCTTCTCTTCGACCTTGTTGCTCCATTCCAAATGCTCCTTTTGATCCTCTTGGTGGATCCGGAAACGGTTTGTAAGCAGCGTCTTCTTTAATTGCTTCATGATCGTAATAATACTGTTGTGACTTTGAGAGGAGAAAAATATATTCATGTGAGCTTGTCGGTCTATCCCTCACACTCTCCGGCATCGCATTTGGTTTGTTCCAAACAATATCTTTCCGCAAGTACCAACCGTCTTCTTGGAGAGCGAAAGCCACACGCCACGGCAAGCCTATTAAATCTTTTGATTTTAATCCGACTACTTTGTTTGAAAGATTTATTACGCCGCTTCTTTGTCCAATTGATTGTTTATGTTCAGTACCTGAATGAGTACGGCCGTTTGCAATTCTTACACGGCCGCTTCCAGCATAAGCGTCACCTAGATTCAGCCAGACAGTGCCATCATCTTTTAAAACTCTCTTAATCTCTCTGAATAAAGAAACGATCTTTTGAATGTATTCTTGAACGGTTTCTTCTAAACCGATTTGCTCAGTCATTCCGTAGTCTCTTAACCCCCAATAAGGCGGGCTAGTGATTACAGTTTGAATTGTATCCGGCGGCAGCGATTGAACAACTTTTATGCAATCACCTTGAAGTATCTGATTCAGGTCCATGCGGCACCTCCTTCCAGCTGTTAGTTTGCTTTGCTATAATATTTGTTCATGTGTACAGGTACGCATAGTTCAGGTAAATTCGCTCTCACCAGCTGCTCTGCGAATTGCGGTGGAACACTATTCCCCACTCTGCGTATTTGGTCCGATTTATTACCGATGTTAAATGTATATCCAGGCGGGAACCCCTGCCCTACAAATAGTTCGTTTGGTTGCAACATACGCAATCCAATGTCTGCGATCCTCTGACCATTTGTGCAAACTGTTGTTAATGCGAAACGGTCTTTGGTTGTAATGGTATGCAATGGCTCGTCTAATCGCTGGCCTATGCCTTGACCGTAATACTTAGTCAAAAAGGCAACGGTCACTAGTCCGAATCTATTGCCGCCAGCTGTGATTGTGTGTAATGGTCGATCAAGCGAAAGGCCTCTTACCTCTTTATCTGATTGCTCAGTATAATAGCTGATCAAGAATGCCGCTTTGCTCTTATCCGGCACCATTACAGGACTTGGATTGTTTACGATGAACTTATCAATGCCTCGTTTGATTCGTTTCATCGTATTTTCAACAAGGGGCCGTTTTCTGCTGAATATACTAGGGACCCCAATGGACCAATCTATAATCTCGTAAGACGATCGCCACGGCTTGAGCTTTCCCGTTTGAACAAGAAGACTTTGGGGATCTCCATGCGTTGGCTTCGGCCATACGATTTCTTTTCCGTCGCATCTTGCAACCATGAAGAACCTTTTTCGTATGGTTGGTGCTCCATAGTCGCAGGCCGTTAACTCTCTGAACTGCACTACATATCCAAGTGATTCCAGCGTTTTGACGAATGATTGAAATGTCTGTCCCTTTTGTTCCTTGATCGGTTTACCTTCTTTAGAGATAGGCCCCCAATCTTTGAATTCCTCAACGTTCTCGAGCATGATGACGCGCGGTTTTACTGCTATCGCCCATCTAACAGCAATCCACGCAAGCCCTCTGATACTCTGTTTTACAGGCTTGCCGCCTTTTGCCTTTGAATGGTGTGTACAATCAGGGGAAAACCATGCTAGACCAACTTTCCGCCCTCTAACTGCTTGTTTAGGATCAACATCCCACACAGATTCACAATAATGTTCCGTGTCAGGATGGTTAACCTCATGCATTGCAATGGCAGCAGGATCATGATTGATAGCTATATCTACTGATAAGCCTGTGGCAAGCTCGATGCCTGTACTCGCTCCCCCGCCTCCTGCAAAGTTGTCCACTATGATTTCTCTAAAAAGATCAATCTGTTTCATTGCATCAACCCAGCGATCACGATAATTGCCATGAAACCAAGCACCGTGAGAATGACAGGCCCGTTTGACTCACGCTTTGCCATGACGACATTCCCCTCTATGATCAGATCAGGACAATAATCAGCAAGCACCGGTACGAAAAATTTCGGTACGCCTATATATGCAGCAGCATCATCAATCGTCATTGCTTGGTTTTTGCAGGCTTTGACGGCTTGTGATAGTTCAACGTGTTTTGGTAAATTCATGGTATTTCCTCCCCCGCAGGGGATGAACCCCTGCTATTTTTTAATTTTATGGCTGAAATCAAATCTAACTCGGTCAAAACTGCCTTTAAATGTCTCGATAATCGTGTGACCATGCTCTGGCGCATCGATGCAATAGGCTGTATTGTTGATACCGTCCAGCACGATCACTTGGACTTTTCCTTGTTCGACTGAGGTTGTAAAAAGTTCATTTTTTGCTAATGAAATTGTCTGCGGTTCGTTCACTTTGATCACTCCATGTGATATAATAAAAGTCTGTAGGTTTTATTAATCACATGGAAATCATGGTGATCATTGAGGCTCAACGGATTGATCTGTGCGCTGCCAACGCCAGTCTTTACGTTTGAGTCTCTTTTTATATGGTTTGGGTGGATGTTGCTGCCTATAAGCTGCAAGCTCATCCTCTGACATAACCCACGCTTTCACTGGACCTGCTTTGTATGGATTCACTACAGTCTCCAAATTGTTCACCTCCTTATTCGTCACGCTGCGGAACGTTGAGATTAAAGATTCTTTCGAGTTCTTCGTCAGTAAGTTTCTCGCAATGCTCTCGCCCATAAGCCCCATTTGTAAGACTCAACCACTCGATCAAAAATTCTCTCTCTGCAACTGTCATCACTTAATGCCTCCCCTCTTTTTGAGGTGGCGCACGGCTGCTGTCTTTAGCTGTTTCGGACACTCTTCATATCTCGCAATGACTTCGAGTTGTCGTGCTGTCGCTTTTTCAAATGGCAACAGGATGCTTTTTCTTTTCATGCTTGTACTCCTTTCCTAGTGCGCCGCCTTTACGTGGTTCGATCTTGCCTAGTTCGGCTTGATCTATAATCAGCAACAGGATGTCATGGACATTGCGGGCCAAACGATTTGCGATGTGTCTAATCGACTCATGTTCCTGCCACATTTGTCTAAATAAAATAATGTCTTTTTCATCCCATATGAAATCGCTGTGCGGACAAGCGTAGTAAACCGATTGTTGTTCAAACAGCCTGCGTAAATCTCTTTTTTTGTAGCTCATTGCGCTTTTTTTGATATAGATAGGCTCGTTTGCGCCGACACCGTTTGGACGCTCCTTGATCTTTCCTCTTTTCGAAAAATCAATCATCAGTAGCAACACTTCTTCTGATGGTCGGTTAAATAACTCCGCCATCTCTTCGATCGATCTGCCTTCGTACCAGTAATCCAAAAATCTCTTGAGGCCAACAATCGTCCATTCGAAATTGACATGATCCAAAATGATTCTAATGACACTCATTTCGCAATTTCCTTTCTTCGACCGACCTCTTTGTGTACAACATGCACAGATGTCGTCAGATTCTTTTCTACGAGCCAATAAAGTGGGTTCAATCCGTTCACTACTAAAATCTTCCTTTCGGCTCTCGTGGGCTTTCTACCGCCTTTTTTCATGATCGTTCCTCCTTGTGTTTTTCATAGGCTATTAAACTAGCAATTTTGGACGCTATTGGATTGCTGATGGTCATAGTTTTCTCCTAAAATGGCAATTCTTCGTCACGCTTATCAAAGGTGTCTTTAAACAAAATGTATTTAGACTTTTTTGTCATGCGTGATACAAGTTTTGTGTCGTACATTTGTTTTAGTTTGTCCCCTGTTAAATTGGATGTGTAAATCGTTGTTTTATCCTGTCTAGCTGATGTGACTGCATAAAGTATCTTGTGAATAAAGTTGGTGGCTTCGCTCTTTGAATGTTCAGATCCCGTTTCAGCACCTACATCATCAATCACTAGATAATCCACATCACCTATAAGCCCTGTTACATAACCTTGTGTGAATTTACTTTCTTTGTTGTTGAAAGAGTCTTGAATTGCAAAAGCAGCATCAGCAAGGTTTACAAACAAGCATGATTTGCCCATATCCTCAGGGTTGTCTGGATCAGGCGGCACATTCAAAGCTTTGAGTGCGGCATAAGCTAGATGACTCTTACCCACTCCCGGATGACCCTGCAGAAAGATATTAAACACTTTTCCTTGTTTCAAATAACCGACAAAGTCCATCATGAGGCGTTTGTTTGCCGTTTCCTCAGGCTCGGTCACTTTGTAATTATCAAACGTCGCTTTAGCAATGGTTCTGTCTCGGAAGATGCTTCGCTTTTCAAGTGTGTTGAAATTCTTTGTTCGCTGACTGAACTCTATCTGACTCTCTAAGTCTCTTTGAAGCTTTTTTTCATCTGCCTCCAGTTCACACCGTGGACAGACCACCTTGCCATTGAGGATCATCATACGAACAGGCTTTACGACATCCTTGTTACCTCTGGTGTATGTATGTTTCTCACAAAAATCAGAATGGAAGGTCATTCTTGCGTTTAAGGGTCCCGCTGCCACCGCCTTTATGCTGTGCACGCTTTATCACCTCATCACTGTTGTTTAAGTAACCTTCGAATTTTGTTCCGAAAAGTGTTTCGGGACGAAGGAATTTACTCATGTCAGGGTTATCACGCCATTCAAAGCATTTTGCTAAGATGACCTTTTTAAAATCATCGAATCTGAATCCCTCTTTCCATCTTGCTTTTATTAGTTGCTGTGTCTTTGGTGTGGTGTGACGGTAATTTTTCTCTGACATTTGATTGAGAAGATCCGTTATGAGTTTGAATGGGATTTCTGATTCATCCGCAGTCGGGTTTCCCGACAATATATCTTTATTCTTCTTCTTATTCTTCTTATTATTATTCTTCTTATTGTCCACTTGTCGTGGGCGTATCGTTGACGAGTCGTCGGCGTATCGTTCGAATAATTCCCTGATGATCGTATTCTCTATTTTTGGATAAAGTACCCTCATTAGGGATTTATCTTTAACCTCTTTTAATTCTTTAGTGACACAGTCTAATATTGGCTTTCCACCTTTATTCAAGTTGTATTTAGGCCAATTCTTTATTGCCATTTCCCTTGTGTCATTGTTGTAAAGGATCAGCTTGTGATGATTTACAAAGCGATCCATCAAGCTATTGACCGACTCAATGGAGTACCCTAAATCAAAGGCCATTTGCTTTTTTGTAATTGAGTACACACCAATTTGAGTAGTATTTGGATTAGTGATGAGATACAAATAAAAGTACCTGTCCTCTGGTGTCATTTCTTCAGTAACCTTCGGATCATTCCAAAATGTTGTATAGACTTGGCGAAATTTTGCCACGAGTTACTCACCTCTTTTTATGATTAGGCTTGTCCTTCAAAAAAAAGGTGAAACAAATGTTTCAAGCCTCTTTAGTTTTTTTGTTCTTTTCTTTTTTTACTGGTGTGTAATAAGGCGCCACAGCCTCAGTAAAAAGTTTTTCTCTGTCTTCTGTTCCAAAGAAAACTTCTCCGAGAAACAAGTTGCTTTTCCGCTTTTGCTTTTTCTTAGCCATAAAGATCACCTCGAAACATAATATGCAATGTGGACAATAGGACTGCCCTTCGAATTTTGATCACTATAGGAAGCACTTGGTTTAAAAAAAATAAGCCGGTGGCAAATTTAATTTTTCACTTAATTGAACTAAAGAAGAGTGCGATGGGTTAGCTTTCCCTTTTTCCAGCTTACAAATATAAGAGCTAGAAAACCCTGTAACCAAACCGAATTGGCGTTGACTTTCATTTCTTTCTGACCTTATTTTTTTAATTTTTTCTGCAAAAGTAGAAGTTTCGTGGTCCATCGTTTCACCCCCTAAACGCTTCTTATAGGAAGCACAAATAAAATATACCATCCTTCTGCTTTTAGTGCAACCATAAATTTCATAAATATTTCTTGTAGGAAACTTAAACGTGTTATAATTGATATTAAAGTCAATATTAAAATTAATATTGAAGTCAGTTTTAATGGTGTAAATTGAGGTGACCTTTTTTGGATAACAAAAAAATTGAATTAATTGGAATAAACTTAAAAAGACTGAGAAACGAGCAAAAACCAAAACTCTCTATCAGGAAGCTTGCTCAAGAAGTTGGTTTAAGTAACGGCTATTTATCAAAACTTGAAACGGGCAAAATTAAAAGTCCTTCCTTGGAAGCTTTGACAAAACTCGCAGATTTTTTCAATGTTGATCCCACTTACTTTGTGACTGATCCGAGCGAACTTGAAAAAATGGGTAAAGAAGCTGAGAAAGTAGTTTTCGCGAAAGAACTAACTCTTGAGAATATCAAAAATGCAAACATTATAGATGCAGAGGGTAAACAAATAACAGATGATGAACGTAATTTCATGTTAGATGCCCTTAAAAATTACAGAGCTTCTAAGGCTAAATTTTTTGAAGACGATTCACCTGAAGAGGATTGATTTTGATCTTCTTTTTTTGTTGCTTCTAAGATTTCCATTAATTCTTCATATTTTATTGCCATTTCTCTTCCCTCCAAGGAACATTTGTTCTGTTTATATTTTAATCCATATTAGAAATATTTAAAAGAATTTCCTGTTTTCGTTATTTTTGAAAACAGGAAACTTCCCCAGAAAACACGAAAGACGATACCTGATTATAGGTAGCGTCTTTTTCATATCTTATATTTACATTCCAGGTCTTACGTCTTTTGTTTCATATACTGTCTCTGGGTTGTTAGTGATAAGTGAGTGAATTTCCGAAACAACTATTGTTGCTCCTAGTGTAAGTGTTAAAACAATTACATTGAAACGTTTAGTCAT